CTTTATTAGAACTATTGGGTGGTGTTTCCGCCTTTGTGTTATTAGCCTGTGCTATTTGGCTATGGACTTGGATTGTACTAAGTAACTAGCAATTTTATAATAATTTTATAATAGGAAAGTGAATGAAAATTTCAATTGATATTCAACAATTAAGAGAAAAGAAAATCTTTGTGGCCACGCCCATGTATGGTGGTATGTGTTCTGGTATGTATACTAAGGCATCTTGTGACTTAGCAACAACTGCTACAAAATATGGAATGGATGTAAAATTCTTTTATCTCTTTAATGAAAGTTTAATTACAAGAGCAAGAAATTATCTGGTTGATGAATTTTTGCGATCCCCATATACTCACATAATGTTCATTGATTCGGACATTAATTTTAATCCTCAAGATGTATTAGCACTTGCTTCTCTTGTTGGAAAAGATAAACCAATTGTTGGTGGACCTTATCCTAAAAAATGTATTGCTTGGGAAAAAGTACGGAACGCAGTAGATGCCGGATTGGGTGATGAAAATCCTAATGATCTAGAAAAATATACTGGAGATTTTGTATTTAATCCAATAGCAGGTACAACTGAAATTAAGGTAGATGAACCTACTGAAGTATTAGAAGTGGGTACAGGTTTTGTTATGATTGCCCGTGAAGTATTTGAAGCATTTAGGGAAGAATACCCACAATTTTCCTACAAGCCAGACCACAATCGTTCAGAACATTTTGATGGTAAACGATACATTCATGCCTTTTTTGATACGGTGATAGACAATGAAATCTATGCCGGAAAAGGTTCAAGTGGATCTGATCGATATTTGTCTGAAGATTATATGTTTTGTCAATTCGCAAGAAAGATAGGATTTACAACTTGGTTGTGTCCTTGGATGGAAATAAATCATGTAGGTACTTATGTCTTTAATGGTACATTGAAAGATCTTGGTAAATTAGAATATGCTTCACATGGAGTAGATGAAGCTAGAAATGTCCCATTGAAAGAAAAAAGACAAGAATCTAGAAAAGAAAGAGAGAAAAATCTAGCAAAAGCTGCAAAGGAGAAAGGAAAAAAACTTACTACACCAGAAGGGTAATAACCTCTTGACAAATCAGCAATACGTGATATAATAAAGATATATAATTAATACTAAACATATAAGGAATATGATGAAATTAACGGCGGAAACAACTGCGATACTTAAAAACTACGCGACAATAAATCAAAATATACAGTTCAAACAGGGTAATACCCTATCAACAATTTCTCCTCAAAAAAATATCCTAACTAGTGCAGAAATTAGTGAAGACATTCCAAGCACATTTGCTATCTATGATCTTAACAAATTGTTAGGAGCACTTAGTCTTTTTGAAAAAACTCCCGAATTAGATGTCGGTGAACATAAATTGAATATTCGTAGTAAGGAATATGAACTAGATTATGTTTATGGAGATCCAGCTATGTTAGTATTACCTCCAGAGAAAAAACTAGATTTTCCTGAACCAGAAATCAATTTCAAAATGACAAAAGATGCATACGATGCTGGTCTAAAAGCCGCACAAGTTTTGTCATTACCAGAATTAGTTGTACATGGTGATGGTAGTAAAATATTTTTGGTAGCAACTGATACCAATAATAATTCCTCCGATGAATTCCGAAAAGAAGTTGGTGAAACGGATAAAACTTTTCAAATGGTTTTCAAAATTGAGAACATGAAACTTTTGAGTGGTGGATATCAAGTTGGAATTTCTTCCAAAGGAATTGCACATTTCGCACACGAACATTCCAAATTACAATATTGGATTGCAACAGAACAAAATTCTAACTACACTGGATAAACATGGAAAACTTTTTATGGGTAGAAGAATTTCGTCCAAAGAAAGTGGCGGATTGTGTTTTATTGGAACCGGTTAAAGAAGTTTTTCAAGGTTTCGTTGATGATGGCAAAATCCCTAATTTACTTTTGTCGGGCGGTGCAGGTGTAGGTAAAACCACAATAGCTCGTGCTATGTGTGATGAAATAGGTTTGGATTATTTAATGATAAATGGTTCAAACGAAGGCAGGAATATTGATACTGTCAGGACACTTCTACAGCAATATTGTAGTTCAGTTTCAATGAGCGGTGGAAGGAAAGTTGTCATAGTCGATGAGGCAGATTATATGAATGCTGAATCGGTTCAACCAGCACTTAGGGGGTTCATTGAAAAATTTAGCGCCAATGTTAGTTTTATCTTTACTTGTAATTTTCGTAATCGGATCATTGATCCTATCCATAGCCGTTGCTCTGTAATAGAATTTGTAATTCCAAGATCAGAGAAACCTAAACTTGGTCAAGAATGTTTGGAAAGAGTTAAAGAAATCCTGACATTGAAAGAGGTCAAGTTTGAAGAAAAAGTTCTTGTTGAATTAGTGTTGAAACACTTTCCAGATATGCGGAGAGTAATAAACGAACTTCAAAGATATGCCGCTGGTGGAGTTATTGATGCCGGTATTTTGGCACAGATTGGTGAAATCAATCTTCTTGAATTGATGAAAGCCTTGAAGGGTAAACATTTTTCTGAAGTACGAAAATGGGTTACTCAAAATGTCGATAATGATCCAGTAAGGATTTTTCGAAAGATTTATGATGGAATACACGAACATCTTAAGGACACTTCAATCCCTCAAGCTATTCTTATCATTGCAGAATATCAATATAAGTCCGCGTTTGTTGCAGACCAAGAAATTAACCTAGTCGCCTGTCTCACAGAAATGATGGTGGATTGCGAATTCAAATAATATGATTTTGGAAGAGTTTTTTAAAAAAGTAGTTAGACATTTAGAACATTCTGGCTTATCCACTAAGACAAAACACGTTATAGATAGTGCAGTAGATGATTTTAATGCTCTAGCCATTTTCACTGGGCATGATGTTTATTACCGGTCAAGATTTTTTATTAGCAAATTAAGACAGGATGGATTTCATGGATGTCGTTGTCCTAGTTGTTTTAATAGAAAGATTACATGAACGAAGAATTATTAAAAATTTACGAAGATAATACTAATGAATATGGATTGCCAGTATTCGATTTATTTACTTGGCAGAACTTAAATACGAAGTATTGTAGTACCGATATGTCTTTGCCTATGTCTAAGCGGGCGAAGGTTATGATCGATACTATGATCCATTTCTTTGAAAAACACCATCCTAAATTTCCGTTCAGGGAATTTGATATGCACGAAGTTAGACAGAGCTTTTATAAATTGTGCAATCTTAATTTAAAAGATAATATTTTCCCAAAAGAAAAGTGTAAAACCGTCCATGAAAAATATGATGATTATGTAGGTAACTTTCCAGAATGGGGAATAGGCATTTTAAATTTTAGTGCAATTTATAATACTATTTCTGATGCGTTCATGAATCGTGAGCGAATGAAGTGTAGTTATGATCGTTCACCGAGTCCAATTACAATGTGGAATGATCAAACAGATTTGAAACAAATACTTTCACCAATATGGAGACTTCATCCAGATTGTGGAATGCCTCTCAAGAATAATTTGTACATTGAAGGTGTTCGAGTTGGAGCATATTTTGCAACGCAATTCAAACCGTCAGTAGCAAAAGCTTTTTATGATTTTACCAAATCTAAAAAAGTACTTGATACAAGCTCAGGTTGGGGTGATCGTATGACAGGATTCTTTGCTTCTGGTGCTGATGAATATTATGGAATGGACCCGAATGGTGATCTCCATGAAAATTATCACAAGATGGCAGTTCAATATGAAAATTGGTTAGGAGAAGAAAATCCTAAATCTGAATTTGGTGATAAATGGTTTTCAGTTGAAGGTAAAAAGAAAGTAAAAATTTATAGATCTCCTGCTGAAGACTTGCCGTGGGATGAAATTCCTAATGACATTGATATCATGTTTAGTTCGCCACCATACTTTGCTACTGAACGATATGCAGAAGGAAGTAAATACGAAGAAGATCAATCTTGGAGTCGATATAATTCATACGAAGAATGGAGGGATGGGTTTTATCTTCCTGTAATGAAAAAAGCATTTGAGAAATTGAGTCCTGGCGGATGGCTAATGGTTAATATTATGGACCCAAAAGTCAAAGGAAAACGCCATAAATCTTGTGATGATTTAGTAAATGATCTCATGGAACATTTTAAAGGTCAAATCGGAATGAGAATCATGGCTCGCCCTAAAAGTATAAAATCTTTTGAGGGAGATACCCATGAAGAAAGAAAAGCAAAATACGATGAATGGCAAGCGAAGTGGTTTGTCGAATCTGTTTGGTGTTTTCAAAAGCCTGGCGGTGATGCTGTTGATCTATTTGATCCTTTTAAGGATTCTACTTTGGACGGCATGGGGCCTGCTATTGTCCAAGAACCAATCAAAAAGAAAAAATTGTCAGAAACAAAAAAAGAAAAATCATCATTAGCCGGATTCTTTGACTAATGGATCACCACATATCTCGTTATTTATTTAAAGATCCTACATTATTAACTCCTGTATATTTAACAGAGTTGGAGGGTTACGTAAAACCTTCAAGAGAAGAAATTACAGAAGCTATACAAAAAAATATAATTTCAGATAAATTAATAAACGTACATGCACCTACTACAAATTTCGATCTAGATTTACAATCAGATATAATTTCTTCAGTATGTGGTACAATGAAACAGGCATTGTCGGAAATTGTAAATGAAATGACAAATGGTGGTATTGATTCAGGTGGCTGTATATTTGACTACAAACTCTTAAATTGTTGGGG